GCGAACCGTCATCCGCCGCACCGCCGACAAACGCGACCCGCCAGCCCGAGGCATAGTAGTAGTAGTCGGTGACTTTTGTGGTATCGGATGCTCCTACTGATGCTGGCAGTAGCGCGACGTTTGCCTGTAATGTATTCTGCCAGCCTGAAGTCGTTGGGTTTGTCGAGCCGTACAACGGATATGCCGTAGTTGAGCCAACATTGTCAGCAAAGCTGGCTGGATCAGAACACACGTAGTTATTCCCGTCGAGGATGTTCCATCCGTCAACGAACTCCCAGATGTCGCCGAACGGGTTCTCGATACCGAGCAGATTGCAGTAGTCGCTGCTGTTGCCGCCTGCCGTCGACTGACCGGCAGCAGTAACTGAAAGCACTTTCCCGGTAGCACTGATTCTTGTGGCGAAGTCCCAGCCGCTCCACCTGGTATTTCCCATTCCGAGAATTGTCTGACTGTCGAGGTCGGCGTACTTCGTGATGTAGAGCAGCTTCAACATCGAATACAGCCAGAAGTCCATCAGCTGCCATCCGGTGCCGACACGTGCCGCCGCCGCGCGGAACTGCGCACGAGTCTTGTTGGTCAACGGCTTTTTGCCGACGATACTGCCGAGTTTGTCTGCGGCTGTATCGAAGGCGGCGTTGGCTCCGTCGCCGTCGACATAAGCGCCAGCGCTAACGTCGTACCATGCCGCCTCGTAGATTCCTATGTATCGATATGATTGCGATACGCCTGATTTGCTGAAAGCCGGATGAACAGACGAACCATCAAACGGATTTAGGGATACTTTCCATGTGTGCGTGCTGCCTGAGAATCCGTATCCGTAATGGAATCGGGGGATGCGGAGCATGACCTGTCCTTGCGAGCCGTCAATAGCGATAGTGTTTCCGCTGGCGTCCTGCTGGTAGTTGCTCTGGTTGAGAACGGTACCGCCGGTAGATTCGCTGCCCGGAGTCAGGAGGACGACCTTGCAGGCGTTGTGTACATCAAGGTATGCCATGATAGTTCAGTTTATGGTTGTATATGAGTCCGTCGACTGATTCCATGTCGACCCGAACCCGGTGTTTGCTCCCGCGATGCGCACTGCAAGCTCCATCACTACGTCGGCAAGGTTGGCATTTATGAAGCCGGCGCCCGTGAATCCGAGAGCTTGAGCTATGTTCGATTCCGTAACAGATGCGTCGCTTCCGGCTGGGCCCTGTATACCTTGTTCGCCCTGCGGACCCTGTGGGCCGGTAGCTCCAGTAGCGCCCGTGGCTCCGGTTGCTCCCTGCGGGCCCGTTGCACCAGCCGGTCCGATCTCGCCTTGCGGACCCTGCGGCCCTGCGGCACCTGTCGATCCAGTTGCTCCCTGTGGCCCGGTTTCCCCGGCAGGCCCCTGCGGGCCGGTATCACCGGTGTTCCCTTTTTCACCCTGTATTCCCTGCGGGCCAGTGGCTCCGGTCTCGCCGGCGTCGCCTTTCACCCCCTGCGGACCGGTCGCCCCAGTATCTCCCGTGTCACCTTTCGGCCCCTGTATACCTTGCTCGCCTTGCGGTCCCGTTGGACCGGTTTCTCCCTGCGGGCCCTGAATGCCCTGCTCTCCAGCCGGTCCCTGTTGGCCAGTGTCGCCAGTGTCACCCTTTGGGCCTTGAGCGCCGGTATCGCCTTTGGGCCCTTGCGGTCCTGGTTCGCCAGTCGGCCCCTGTACGCCTTGCGGACCGGTCGCCCCCTGTGGGCCTTGTTGGCCGGTAGCGCCTGCGTCACCGGTATCCCCTTTCGGACCTTGAGCGCCAGTTGCTCCCGTGTCGCCCTGTGGACCGGTTGCTCCTTGCGCTCCCGCGTCCCCTTTCTGCCCCTGCGGGCCGGTGGCTCCGACTGGCCCCTGCGGCCCTGTTGCTCCAGTCTCGCCAGTCTCTCCTTTTTCGCCTCGCGGGATCGAGAAATTGAGCACTACTGCGTCAGGTGTCCCACTATTGCTTACGTCGGCGTCATCGCCAGAATCAACAGTCGTGACAGTCCCGACCTCAATGGTTGCCGCAGTTCCTGTTTCTCCAGTTGCTCCGGGAGGGCCAGTAATAGCGGAAAACCCGAACTGCACCACGAAGTCTGGTTGCTCTGGGAAGGTGACGACGAGGTCAGCCTGCTCCGGGAACTGTACTATCAAGTCACTCATCACGCACCCCGACTCGCTCCTTGATGATGAACAATCCTCCGGCGCTGTTGGTCTCGACATTCGTTGCCACGACCTTCACGTCGTACCGGTAGGTACCAGGGGCGATGTCGGTATCACTCGCATCTAGGAACCACGGTAAGGTCGTAACGTTCTTCTTGATTAATGCGGCCTCGTCATCATTGCGGTGATCGCCGGCCGCCTTCACCGTGAAGAGCAGAACAGCTCCCTCTGGAAGCGTAAATTCAGTCCCGTCAGCATAGAGCAGCGTCGGGTTAAACGGACCCCATGTATTGCCTCGATAAAGCTCGATTGTCCCTGATGTCGTCGCCATAGTCTTGCGTTTCTTAGAAGTTGTTGTGCTGCCGAATACAAAGCAATCGCATCGCCAGAAATGCGTGCTTATTCGCATCAGTTTATTCGCGCACCACGGACGTCTCCGACTGTCGTCCATGTGATGTAGCTGTTGCCGTCGACTGCGTTGCCGGCAGCACCACCAGCGCCAGGAATCGTTCCGCATTTTCGGTAGGTATCCTCTCCGCCGACCGATCCGGCCTGCCCGAGGGAGCCGCCAGTCCCGCCCGTTCCCGCATCAGTCCTCCACGCGTCACCGCCGGCACCTCCTGCGGTCAGAGTTCCTGGCGCTCCATCGTAGGCTGTCCACCAGCAACCACCTCCGAGTTCACCATCGCCACCAGAACCGGCGACATAACCTGCGCCACCGCCGCCGCCACCGCCAGGTCCGGCGTAGCCGCCGTCAATACCAGCGCCGCCACCGCCGCCACCGCCGCCGCCGCCTATGATGCCATTATTTGTAATTGTAATAGCTTGGCGAGAATACAGGGCTGGACCTCCATATCCGCCAGCTCGTCCATTGCTGAGACATGCGCATCCGCCATCGCCGCCATTGCCTCCGCGTCCTACGATGTACCCGGTGTTGGTCAGCACAAGCGTCACGCCGGCAGGCCATACACCGACCGTCATTGCTGGTGATCCGGTGCTGCTGGAGCCGATCACCACGTCCGTCTCCACTACGAATGTGACGGTGTCTCCACTTTCCGGCGCAGGGTAGCTCTTGTCGTACTCGGTGCGGAGATTGACATTGACCTGGTCTTGGTCGAAGATGACCGTTTGCGGCAGCTCTGGCTCGTCAGGGTATTCGTGCCAGAGTATCTCCTGTGCTGTAGCACTCATCTTGGCATCACCAGGATCAAGCTCCGTCACCTGAACATTTGCCGTTGTCTGCTCTCCGCTCGGCAACTGCAATGGCCATCCGGTGACAGTGTATCGAGCCGCCAATGAAAGCACCGTTGTCACATCTCCGCTGTGTCGCCATGTCGCAAACTCAAACAGGCGTGGTGCGTCACGAAACCGAGCAAGCAATCGATAATCGAGATCAGATGCCGCCGGACGATTGTTTCGTGGTATCCACCGACTGAAGATCTTTTTGATAGCCGGCTGGCCATATGCCTCTTCCGCGTCCTCATCGACAACGGCAACCGCCGCGCTGTAATTGCTGGTGTCATCAAGTTTCTCTGTCGGATTACGCTGGCCGTAGTAGGTCCACACCTGGGAGATACGCTTGTCTGGCTGGTCGGCAACACTGAACGATCCTTCCACCATAGTCTCTTCATCAAACGCCCTCAGCACGTCCGGTTGCTGCCGGACCACATCAAGCCGGATATACGGCACCCCATCGCTTGAGATGTCGTCACCGAACAGGATAATTCCGGTCTGCTCTACGATTTCGGTCGCAAGATCACGAACACTTGTTGGCTCAGCAATCAGCGCATAATAGCGCCGATTGATGTATGTGGCTGTTTTTGATCTCCAGTCATCAATAGGAATCCACGCTGGGTTGATGTTGGTGTAGTTGACAAAAAGGTCGTAGAGGATGTCTGCCGGGTCCATACCTGCGGCAGTATCGAGATCAAAAAACCACTTGCATAGCTGGACAAGGTCGCTGGCTTTGTGCTCTGATGCCTCGGTATAGAAATTTGCCCTTGTCAGCGTCAAAGCATCACCTGACCTTGTGAAATAGCACACCTCCTTACCTCCGAGCGTGATATAGCCTCGTGTCGGATACTCTTCATCTCCGATGCCGGTCGGCAACAGCGTGCAGGTTGTCTGCGATGATGTGATGTCGTTTGCAAGCCTGCCAGTGCTGATGACGGGGCACTGCGCCTTGTCATCATCGGCGAGCTTGAGCACGTCCTTTGCCGTGATGGTGACTTTGCCGTCCAACGATGGGCCTGAAATTTTGTCGATAACAAATGAGCGGACGTCCATACCGGGAAGCGTCTGGCCCTCTGTCCCCTGGTAGTACCGAAGAATTGCTCCCTGCATGTATGGATATCGTGCGCGGAACTTGCCCCAGAAGGTGCCTTGCTCGTATGGATTGTATCCGCGTGTCTGCCAGTAGGGATCTCCGACGCCGCAGGTATCAGCGTCTGGGTGATCGTGAAGCGTAACGGTGATTGATGCCCGAACACCAAGATCCTCGGCGAGACTGATTTTCTGCGGTCTGTAGCTGATCCCGGTCATCGATGGTATGTGGTCGATGCCGCTTTTGTCGTCGGCGTCTGGATATCCGAAGCGGACCGTCTTCGTCGTCTCGGCGTAGTTGATCGGGAGACCGTCATCGTCCAGGTCAATGCAGGTCTTGCGGCTATTGAAGCACTCGCCTCCAGTGACCGGCGTTGCTGTGCATGGCGATGTGCCGCAGGTGAGCGAGCAAACGGGGGCGTCGATCTCGATGTATGAGACAACTTTTGTCATGCCATGCCTCCGACGCTGAAATTGACACTCATCAATCCGCGCGGTCCGGTGTTTTCCGGAACGGGAACGCTTTTTGAGAACCAGCAGAAACCGACCTCATTGGCGTAGTCGTTGAGGCGCCACGCGTAAAAAAAAGGCTTTGTTTTGCACGCCAGCACGAAAGGATCAAAGTTGTTGCGGTACCAGACAGGCGTGATATGGCTCATTTTGATGGCGCTGCTGTAGGTGGTCTGCCTGATGATCCTGCCAAGGAAATCTCCGCTTTCAGCCAACCCATTTACTTCCGCCACATCCCGGCCATAGGTGATGGGAGTGTGGCCGACATAGATGCCGCGCTCAAGCTGCATGATCTTGCCGACATAAAGCACGCCGATCTGTGGCTTTGTGCTATGTGGTGTGATCTTGATGCGCACAGCATCGTAGTTTCCATATGTCTCATAGGTGTCGGCTGCCGAGTCGTCATAGACGATGGCGTCATAGACGTCTGCACCCGTGTCGTCAAAATAGCCTCCCGTATAGCTGTCTGCTGATTGATCCCATGTCGAATACGTGTTCTCACCGAGACCTTGATACCATGTGCTTCCAAAATAGCTTCCGTCCTGATTCCATGAGCATCCATAAGAGTCTGCTCCTGGCGCTATACGCAGAATCGGCCTGTCATCGTCGGGATAGTACGGGAAGTTGAGAATGCTTAACCATGTGCTGCTTCCTGACTCCTTCACCTCGATATCTATGGCGCATCGCGTCGAGCCGAGATTGTGTGCGGCAATGCTGATATAGTCCACAGGAGCGCTGCCGATATCTGATATGGTGATATACTGGACAGCCGTACTATCGCTCTTCCACCTCAGGTTTGTGGCAGGGTTGGCCAGATTGGTGACCGGGTAGCCGATGGCCGCGCTATCTGCAGTGATATTGCCGATGCTGACGATGTTGTCGTATCCGATGTACTGCTGCTGCGTCGCCATTCTTACTTTATGTAAAGTTTACCGCCGTCGGCCATGTAGTCGTTCAGCAGCTCGGCCACCTGCTCGCCGCTGTATAGATTATCCTTGTTGAGGCCGTAGATGGTGACAGTGCGATTGCTTGTGGTGGTCTCGGCGGATGTCGTACCATCTGATGATGTTGCGTAGCTGGACCCGGACGAAGATGCCGAAATGCTCGACCCTCCGCTTGACACTGATGCTGCTTCGAGCAGGCCGGTAGCAGCAATGATTCCGGTCTGCACAGCACCCATGGCCTGTATTGACGCCGCTGCAGGAGGACCTGCAACCGGCCCGAGCTCGGCCATCGCGCGCATGGAAGCTGCTGCGGTATTCTGGATGGTCTGGGCGATCATCAAGCCCTTATTCAGGGCGATAGCGGCGATAGCGGCGGCTTTACTTTTTCCCGCTACCCGCGAAAGGAGGTCCACGGCCATCTGTGCGGTCGACATCCTCATATCGCGCACAGTTTTTTCGACTGCGGCCTCACGTTGAGCCCTTGCTTGGGCAAGTTCTACCATCTTGTCTGTGTGCGCCGCCTCAGCATCCTCGCTCATCTGTCGATACTCTTCCTCGGTGACGAACTTGTTGTCAAGAAACTCTTGCAGCTGATCCATCTGTGTTTCGTATCGCTCGGTCTCAAGTTCCTCCTCCGATGCGAACTTTCCCTGCATCGCCTCAATGTCAGCGTTCCACTTTGTCACGCCGGAAATCTCGTCCATCTTCTTCTGATGGTCTTCGGCCAGCTTCATGGCCAGCTCGTTGCCTTCCGCCGTGAGCTCCCCGCTCTTTCCGTAGTACTCCGAAAGCGCCTTTGCTCCATCGGCGTATCGCTGGTCCTCAAGCTCCCGCTCCGTCATCAGTGAGGTGCGGAGCGCGTCAACCCGGGCAAGCATCTTATCTGCTTCGCTTGCCCCACCACTGCTGCCGCTCGACTTACGGGAGCCTCCGCTGGCAGCGGCGGTGGAGCGTGGCGCGGATGCCGACGACGCGCTCCTTGTGGATTCCTGTACCGGATCACCCCATGATCCGGTTGCGCCGTGACGAACCTGACCAAGCAGGCGCTTGGCGTCCTGGTCGTCGGCCGTGATCCATTCGCCGACAGATACCTGACCCGCGCGCATCTTATTGAACAGTGCGACGGCGTTGCCGAGTGCAGCCACACGTGCCGCTGTCCAGTTGACTGCGTTGGCGATGGCGACAAAACTGTTGATGATGCCGTCGCGGTTTTGGTCGAGCGTCGTGGCTATTTCGCTGATAGCTCCAGCGAGGCCTTGTGATGCGCCAGCTGCGTTGTTGCTCTGGTTGACGATCGACTCGAAGACGTTTGTGAGCTTTGTCGTCGCCTGGCCGATCGTCTCGGGCATTTTCCCGAACTCCTCGTTGACTTTCGCGGCACCCCTCTGCAGTGCTCCGACAAGAACCTCCGAAGTGATCTTGCCCTCCGTTCCCATCTCTCGGAGTTGGCCAATCCCGACGCCGAGGCCGTCGGCGATCATCTGGGCCAAGCGCGGGGTCTGCTCCATGACCGAGTTCAGTTCCTCGCCCCTGAGCGCACCGGATGCCATGCCTTGCCCGAGCTGCATCAGTGCTGCGCTCGCTGACTCTCCGGATGCGCCGGATACGATGAGCGCCTTATTGATGCTCTCGGTGATTCCGAGCAGGTCTTTCTGCGATAGCCCGAGGCTGTCGGTGGACCTTGCTATGCGGGTGTAGAGGTCCGCTGTGGCTTCATACCCGACGCGGGTATCCTGGGCGATCTTGTAGAGGCCGGCCTGAGCTGCCTGGAAATCTGCCGTTGATTTTGTGACAAGCCGCAGGCGTCCATCGAGCTGCGTGTATCTGTCACTGATCTCGATGAGCTGCTTTGTGAGCGCAATAGCGGCGGTCGCGGAAAAGGCAACGCCCATCGCACCAGCAAACGACTTCGACAACCCGATCGACTTGTTTACAGCTCGCTCGAAGTTGCTGGCGTCGCCGTTGATCTTTATGGAGATGTTGCCGTTGCCGAACATGGCTTGTGCTGTTTGAGCAGTTCGATAAGGTCGTCAAGGTCGCCGTCCGTGAGTTGTCCCGCCTCACGCTTCATGCGGTCGATCTTTGCGTAGTAGAGGCGCCAGAACTCTTTCGGCGCCATCCTGAAAAATGCTTTCGGCTCGATACCGACATCAAGGACCGCAATCTCGTAGATGCGGCCCCATTCGATGTCGTCGGCTATTTTTTTTTACCGTTTCCGGGCGCCGCTTTTGGCCGGACGACCGGGAAGAATGCCGTCGTGACAGCCTCGATGTACTGCGACGCATTGTCGCTCGACATGATCTCGACGTACATGTCCTCGTCAGATGCGGGGGCGCCTTCAGTGCGGAGCATATAGCCGAGGATTCTGGCCACTTCCGACACCGGGACATCGCCGCGCGAAGCCCGCGCAGTCAATCCGGCGAGACTGATGCCCAGCCCGCCGGAGACTCTTGACTGCTCGATCTTATTGATAAGCTCGAAGGTCGGCTTGACCGTGTAGGTCTGCCCCTGGTAGCTTATCGCCACATCCTCAAAGATCGCTGCCATATCAAGCGAGGGTCACTGCGCCTGCACTCTGAAGCGTCGCCTCAAAGGTCACCGCGCCGTTGTATTCGCCGGTCTGTGCGAACGATGCCACTACGAACGTGCCCGAGAGCGTGTTTCCGTCCCACGCAAGCGAGAACGAGCCGGAGATGTCCGACGTGCTCATAGCGGTGGTGAGAAGGGCATCATCGGTGGCGACGCCGGAGACACTGATCTCCACGTTTTTGTCGCCGGGCTCTGTAAGGTACTCCCGCCATCCAGACGAATCGTCGGAGGTGATATCCACCGGCGAGTTGTTGATGGTGAAGGACCTGGTGCGAACCCCGGCTATCGCGGTGCTGCTCTTCGAGAGCACCATGTTCCTGCCAAGAATTTCTGCCATTTCAGTCTCCAGTTGTTTGTTAAAGGGCTGTTTCCGGTGCGCCGCGCGTGATTGCGTAGCGTGCCCGGTAGATCATGCGAAGCACGCCGTATGGCTTCTCCGCTTCGCCGACATATTGGCTGTCGGCCTGTGAATACTCGAGCGAGATGGCGAGCCCATCGAGATACCTGTCCATCGCAGTGTTGTGGTCGGCATAGAGGGCGGTTTCGACCTCAGCCTGCACCTTATCGCAGTTCGTATCCCACGCCGCACCGGAGACATACGCATCGATGACAACATCCACCTCCTTCACAAGAGTGGTGAAGTCCTCCTCGACGCTACGCTCCGACGTGATGTAGACGCAGATCCCAGGCATCGCAGTCTTATCCATTGGATAGACTCGCGACTTGTAGACCTTCTCCCCTGTCGTCGTCAGCCCAGTGAGGACTGCTGCGACTCGGTTGCGTATCTGCGTGCGGACGTGCGACATTACGCTTCCTCCAGGGCGATGGTCGTTACTCCCGTGCCGTCAGGTTTCACGTTGATGACGACGTACTCAGTACCGTCAACGGTAATGGCATCACCGATCTTCACGCCAGGCACATCAACCGACCGCACGAAGGCTGCAGGCTTAGTGCTTTCGATGTCGACCTCTTGCCCGGGAGCTGCGTAGTACTCAGCCTCGAAGATCGCCATGATCTCCGTACCGTCGTATTCAGCAGTGACCGCGAACCCGTAGACCGCATCGAACATTGCGTTCAGATCCTCAGTGAATGCCATCGATCACCTCTTGCTCATTCTTTTTCTTACCGACTTCTCGCGGTCTTCAACCTTGACGACCTCCTCGCCTTCGGGAGCGAGCTCGGCTCGACCATCTGCACAAAGCAGGAGCCCGCACCTTGCCGTCACCTCGACGACGGCCCCGGCCGAAGCCGGGGACACGCCGTTTGCGGTCTGGACGTTGACACCTCTCAGTATCTTGATCCTCATACGTCACCTCGTCAGGCAGGATTGGTGCTGACGACGAAGCTGGCCGGATGGCGAAGCTGAACATCAACATCCTGGAACGCGGTGATCGACACGATACCCTTGCGCGAGTATGTGTACGGATCGGCCACGACCTCGATGCCGCCCCAGA